TTGCACTTGTACTATTGTAGTATCTACAGTAACAACAGTTGTATCTGTCTGCGCAATACTAATCTTCCAAAAGGATAGAATTAACAAGATCAAACTGATCCCTAATAGAGACTTTAATTTCTCCAATATCTTTTTTAACATAATCTATATCGTTTTTTAATACATCTATATTTGTAGTTTCGTGTCTATTTTCTAAGTATTCTACCTTTTCTTCTAAACGTTGTGTTTTATAATTTAACGTATAATACATACCAGCAATTGATACTACTAAAGTAACAACCCAAATAAGATCTTTAATATTTAAAGTAAAATTCTTCACGCTATTGTTTTCTTATATATTCTAAAATTATATCTATTTTCTTTTTCATTTCCTCAAAATTTTCTGCTGCCCTTTCGTGGTGGCGAGAGAATTGATTCTTTACTTCATACAAACTAAATACTAAAAACCTATATAGTGCATATAAAGCTCCTAGTAATAATATTAATGGTAATCCATAACCTTCTATAAGTTGCAGTATTTCTTTCATCTTACCAAAATAAATTTTTAGCTATCCATCCAATTATAGCCGCGTATAAAACCCACAATGCTTTCGTAACATTATTTTTCCAACTTTTCATTTGACGAAACGCCTGTAGATCTTTCATCCAACCAGGTAAAGCCTTATCTCTTTCGTCTAATCTTTCTGTGTTTTTGTTAACTCTAACTACTAAGCCAGAATCTGGATCAAGTAGTTTAATCATTAACTTATCAATCTTCTCGTTCAACTCTTTAATATCTTCTCTTAGCATTTCTATATCTTTTTGCATTAGTGCTACTTCTTGATTACAGAGTTTACACTCTGGGTACGTTGCTATTGTCATTTGTTTAAATTATTTAATCGTGATAGTAGCAATAACCTGATTTACTACTAGTTTTCATTTTACATTGCTTATCGTTCGACTTAATTTTCTTACACTGTGTTTTTTCTCCGGTTTCATTTTGTTCAACTTTCTCGTGTATAGTACAATATTTTTTACCTTCAGCAATAGGAAGTTTACAAATTAAACACGTAATTTGTTTTCCTTCTTTTTTCTCTTGCTCTTGTTTCTTTTCACCTTCTTTCTTTTTTTCTTGTAGTTCTATCTTTTTCTCTTCCTCTTGTTTTACTTTCCTTTTTGCTTTAGCTATAACTTTCTTTTTCTCTTTAACTACTTTCTTTGCTTCTATAACTGCTTTAGGTTTGTCCATACCCAAATCCCACCTATTATAACCCATAAATAGAGCTATTCGCTGCCACGTTTCGTTTTCCGCATCAATAGCTCCTTTTAGATTATTTACTTTAGTAACTAGTCTATCTAAAGGAACGTTTGTAGTTGCTGACACAACATTTGCTGCAGCGTATAAACCTGGATTTTCTATATCCATACCCATTTCACCTATAACATCTTTATTCCATTTATATCCATCTCCAGCACTTTTTAACTTCCTTACTTTAGATCCGATAGTTGGAGAAACATTTAACATATCAACTACCACATTCATATAATCTTGATTGTACCCTTTCTCATTTTCATTCATGAATCTAATAACTCCATTCTTAATAGCGGATACAGATGCACCAGCAACACCAGTACCTCTTAATAAACCATCTGTCATAGTATTTAAAACTCGCTCTTGTTTTTTATCTATATAATCCTCACCTAGCTCATCATCGAATAACATAGAGAACATACCAGATTGTAAACTTGCAAATATCATACCTTGTATACCACCGTAATATAATATTCTTGAAATGTGTGCTTTAGGATCACCTCTACCAGAAGCCAAATCCATAGCACCTTTTTTCATTATACGAGCATACTGCATCGGTGTGTTTGCAAAAGCTAATATTAATCTACCGAGTGGAGAAGCTTGTTGTTGTGATATTAAATCTGGTCTAGCTGACTGCTGTGTTTTTTCTGCTATCTCTTGAAAATCTGTCCAAGCTTTTTTCTCAGCTTCTTTGGTTTCTAAACCTTGTTTCTCATACATTTTAATTCTATTACGAAGATATGTAGCTCCACCAGATGCAATAGCAAAACTATCTGCAAGTTGTGTAGGAGTAAAACCTTTTTTAAGCAACCAACTTAAAGCAGCTTGAGCTTTATTAGAAGAACCTTCTACAGCTGCGGCAATTTCAGCTTCGTTAACATTCATCTTTAATCCCGCCCGTCTTTGCTTTAACATGTCAGAGTTATATATTGTGGCAAAATCCTTCCAATATTGTGGTTGATTTGCAAAAGCTTTACCAGCTTTAAATATATTATTTTCAGCATGGTTTATATAATTAACAGAAGATAATAACTGTAAACCAGCAGATCGCATATTAAAGAACATAACAGCTCCAACAGAATTATTAGTCCAGTTCATAAACTTATTGGTAAGAGCATTTCGACCAGTTGTTCTATTAGTGCCATGCTCCATACGATACAGCATATCTTCTAAAGCTTCTCTATGATTTTTACCATATACGGCTTCTATTTTATTCATATTCTTTTTAGAGAATACAATATTTTTATTTTCAATCCATTCGGCAAGATATTGCTTTCTACCCACCCTAGTTGTTACAGCGTGAAGATCTGCTGTTATATTTTCTGTCAACCAATGTTCTGTAGGCTCCACCCATCCTTCTTTTGTTTTCGATATTTTTCCTAATCCATCAGAAAATGCTTTTAGTTCTGGGTTGTTATTAACAACGTCATTTAATAATTTTAGATCTTTTTTGCTAATCCCAGGAACTTCAAACCCCGACTCTGTCCATCTATGTACTCTTATAGCGGCATCGTGCGTAAAGCCAGTACCAGCCACTTTTTTCTTTAACATTTTTCTAGCGCCAGGCATTAGTTTTCTTAAAGCTAGATAATCATTAGCTGTGGTTTGTTTAGCGGTATTAATATCGTTTATACCTCTAGCAAATGGTTTAAACAAATTTTCATTCCACCATTCTTGATGTGCTTCTCCTCTTTTACCTTTACCAGCGAACGTATAAGAAGTTAATAATTCAAAATCAGCAGCTGATGGTGGTATTACCCATTTGTACTTACCTTTCTTAGCGCCCATCATTTTAGCCGTAACAGATTTAAATTCTTTTTCTTTACTTATACCTTTTACATCTTCTATTATTTGATTAAATTCAACGTCTAAATTTTTACTAGCTAACGCTTGTTGCACGTTAGATTTAACATCTAATTGATCTAATATCTTTTTAACAGGTTCAAGACTTTGCATTCCCTCTCTAACTTGTGGTTTAAGAACCTCACTTAATTTAACCGGAGTTTTACCTGGAAGCGTAGTCCTAGCATCAGCATCTATTTCTAAAACCTTTTTAAGATCTAATCTTACTTTACCGTCAACTGTCTTTATAACATTCTTTAAGTCAGAATTCTTTTCTGCTACTTTCCACCCTATCTCTGTTGCTTTATCGTTTAATTTAATTCTTCCGTACATATAAGCAATACCACCTTCACTATGCTGATGTGATAATATATCTCCTTTTTGCCTAACCACGTTATTAGTAGTCATATCTCCAAAAGGTTGACCATAAGTATTAACAGCGCTCATTTTACCATCTGGAAAGAAATTATATGAAGCTGTGGCTTTTCCGTCTTTATTAAAATCCTTAATTTCAACAATTCCACCTTTAGGATTATATCTTGTAGACTTAACTGTCTTACCATTAACTCTATTTTCTACAATTTTAGTGCCTTCAGCATAACCATCTTGTGATTCTGCAAAAATCTCTTTCGTAACGGTTTTCTTGTCTTTGCTAACTGTTCTAGTTTCTCTAATAAACTCCTCAACTCGCCCTGTACCATCAGGAACAAGTTCTACTTTCTTTGTGACTCTACCTTCTTTAATACTTATAGTAGGTCCATCTGTAGCGTTATCCATTCTATCCCAATACTGTCTGTTTGCGTGAAACGATGATAATTTACCGTCTTGAAAAATTATTCTTTTTGGTCCTTTCTCATAAGCTGTCCAGTCCAACCAAGCGTCTTCTGTAAGTTTTCCTTTTTTAGCTTTTGTAATACACCATGGGTTAGAATCTATACCCCAATGAGTATTTACAATATCTCTAACAGCTTGTTGTCCTTCTTTTGTATTCTGAACTTCATAAACAGTGATACCTCTTTTTTTGTGTTCTCCTGAAAAAGTAAATTCTTTTACTTTACTTGGATCAAGAGGTTTCTCTTTAACTTTACCAGCATACTTTTCTATAAGTTCGTTAGGATTTCTGTAAGAAAATATATCTTCTTTATATTTCTCAGCTATTTCCACTGCTTGCTTTATCTTATAAGCATCCTCTTTTAATTTTACATTACTTGTAGCCAACCATTTAGTAGTTACTTGCTCGTATTTTTTCTTCTTATTTGCTGGGACATTTAAAGCATCTATAAAATCGAACATATCGTCAATTGTTCTAGAAACCAAACCTTCTTTAACTAAATCAGGTCTATGCTTAGTTATAGTTTTTTCGTATTCTAATCTAAGTTTTCTAGATGCTAATACTCCTTCGTAGGTACCAGGAGAATCTAACTTGTTTACGTCTTGAACTTGAACAACTTTAGATTTAATATCTAATTGATCTAAAACATGCTTAACCTCTTTAACATTTTGAACTACGTCATCAGCAAAGTACATATCATTATATCCTTCTGAAAACTTTTTAAGCATCCACATTGCTTTAGCTTCTCCAGTACTATTACCTAATCCAGTAATATTCTTTAAAGGTATGTTTAATCCTAAAGATTTTAAAAACTCTTGTATATGCGGAACTGCTTCAGGTGGTCTAGCTGTTAATATAAACTGATCTTTAGTTCCATATTTTTTAGCTCTATTTAAAGCTTTTTGGAAAAATGGACCTGGTTCACCTTCTTTAATAGTGTTAAATTCTGAAAAATCAAACTTACCTCCTCTATCTAATATTTCTTTTCCTTGAATAGCAAATTGCTCAGCATCTAATCTAATTTTTTCATAACCACTAACAAAATTATCCATCTTAGCAACTAAGTCTTCTGGCATCACATCTTCTTGTTTTAATTTATCAGTCTTAACCTCCATGAATCGTTCGCCAAACATAGTTCTAAACCCTGGTTTATTACCTTGAACAGCAGCGTGATTCTTCTCCACCATTTTATCTAATAAAGATCTTTCTTCTCTAGCCTTATTTCTTTTTAACGCTGTTTCTAAAGATGTTTCAACAAATAACATACTAGCATCATATCCTTTGTCTTTAAACTCATTAACAAGTTTTTCCATAGCTTTTATAGAACCACCAGTACCATCAACAACAACCCCATCAGCATCGCCTTTATACTTCATCATTTTATCTTTAGCTATTTGTCTAGCTTGATGTTGTAATTTACCTAAAGTACTTCTTTGCTCTTTAGTTAACTCATTCATATTCTCTGGTAAACCATGGTTTTTCTTTAACCACTCTAAGGATATATCTTGATTAACTATTTTAAACCCTTGTTTTTCTAATTCTAATTTTTTAATAACATTACTTTTACCACTACCAGCACCACCTGCTAAAAATACTACTTTCCTTTTTGGTTTTGGTTTACCATCAATATTAGGTATTCTAGCTTTAACTCCAGATTTACTATGTATTAAGGTACCATCTAAATCCCAAGTACTCATACCTCTTGATTTTTTATCTTTCTTTCTACCTTCTTTTATAGCTTTATCATATGTGTTTGCAGCGTCTAATTGCTTAGAGTTCAATCTACTTTCAGCACCTTTCTTTATACCTTCTGGGAATATAGCGTTATTATACCTTCTTAAAGCTTCTCCTCTAGCTTGCATTTCAGCGTAAGTTTCAGTAGTACCAGTACTATATTCTTTTATTACTTTTCCTTTAGCGTTAAACTTTTGAAATGCCATACCAAAATCTGATATATTAGCATTCATATAGTACCTATAATCCATAGGATCTAAACCAGGCGTGTGATCTGGTGGTAACTCTGATTTATATAATACATTAACCGCCTGATCTTTAGATTTAGGGATAAGAGTCGTGTGATAATCTTTCAATGTTAAATCTAAAGCTTTCTTAAGAGATTTTTTAATAGCTGGATCTTTTTCTAATATGTAATCGTATATACGGTTCGCAACGTCTTTTGCTGGTGTTATATGCTCTAAAACCCACTTTTTCATATCAGTACCCCAAAGTTTCATTAATTCTTTTGGACTACCCTTTGGTAGTATAGCTAATGAAGCAGACTTCTTAATTAATCCTTTCATAGAACCCGAATGAATGTCTGCAAACGTTCTAACATGTTTGTATGTTACTCCCGTTGTTGCCTCGTTCATATGTAAGTCATTTAATATTTCCACGGCGCGCTTTAAAACTTTTTTATTAAATTCAGCGTTTTCATAAAGCTTTTGACGACCCGCTTCATTAAAAGATTTAGCCCCAGGTTTAAATCCAATATCAGCAAAAACATTAGCTTTAACACCGGGTCTATTTGAAGGGCCTCTTTCTATACCTTGATATATTTTATTTGTTTTAGGTAGATTACCTAACATTTCGTTAACATGCGAGACATCTCTCCACACACTAGTTCTGTTTATTTCAGTAGGTAAACCAGCTTCCATAGCCTCTATGGTTCTCCATTTTCCATAACCACCTGGGCCAGTTGTACCATCTAAAAACGTTGCTTCATATACACCCTTCCCAAATTCAGCCTCTAATTTTTCCGCGAGTAAAGCGTCTGTATACTGTGCTTTTCTCATGTAATCTTTACTAGCAAAGGTGTCTTCTACACGTTCATAACCGTGTTTCATTTCTATAGCAGATCTTTCATTTGGTAAAAATATAGTTTTACCAATTCTAGTTGCTAGACGTACCTGTGTGAGACCTTCTATATCTAATTTTGTTTTTAGTTCTTTACCTATTTTATCAAGATCTTTCATAGATACACCAAATTCATAACCTCTATATTCTTTAAAGTATTCTTTAAAAGATTGTTCTATAGGATTTTTAATACTTTTATCTTTTACATTCGCGTCTAGTATTTCGCGAAACTCAGGTGTTTGTATTTCTGCAAAAAATCTACGTTGATCTTTACTTTTTTGAACACCTAAGGTTTTACTATATAAAGCTGGTGGTTTACCTGCGCTAACTTGATCTGCAATATCTTTAAGAGAAGGAGCTTTTTTAACTTGTTGAACAGCTGTAGCCCTAACAACTTGATTCATTAAAGCTTTCTGTTTTTGACTATGAGACCTGTCTTTCTTTATTTCAAATATTTTCTTAAAATCAGTTTCAAACTGTTCAATAGATTTGTTTACTTTATTAAGATTAGTTTGTAATTTATCTACTCTTTCCCCAGCCCTCGTATAGACATCTAAGTTATTAGCAATATCTAAACCTTCTTTTGCAAGTTTCTTTCTTGCTCTTTCTGTTCCTTTTATTTCTTCAGATATTTCAAAAGCTTTATTTTTGTTTAAAGTGTATTCATTTAATCTTTTACTTCTTACATACACACCATCTTTTAAAGTATACAAAAGTGGTTCGTGCTCAAGTTTTGTCTGAACACCCATAGCTTTACCTACTAATTTTTTTGGTGGTTTATATTCACCTACCAATTCACCCTCTCTTACAAATGTTTTTTCTGGTACAACTGTTTCCGGAAACGCTGTTTCAATAATAGTAGATGTTTCTTTTGCTATATATTCGTTTATAGCTTTAGAATCAGGTATTGCTAAATTTTGCGCTGCGCTTTTTTGCATCTTCTCAAACATAGCCTCACTAACACCAAACTTATCTACGATAATATGTTTTTCTAACCCCGTACCTCTATATTGCTCACCTGCTTTTTTATAACCTAACAACGCATCTGTAGGATCTAGTCCTTCTGCACTTACTTCCTTTACTATACTCTTATCTAATTTTAACGCATCAGCTGCTATTATTTGCGGTCTTATTCCTTTTTTCTTTTTCTCAGTTGGTGTAATCTCTAACTCAACACCTTTTACATCAGCCACGTCAAATCCAGCCTCACGTAAAACATCTAAACTTTGTTGGAAAGGTTGACTACCCTTCTGAGCTCTTCTTAATATATTACCTAGTTGTGGTTCTAATCTAGATCTTAGATAATAACCAAATGGTACGTTAGGATCTTTATAGCTATTTAAAATCTTAGTTAATTGCTCATTTAAACTTGACTCGAATTCTACATAATCAACATCTCCTTTAGCATCAAATTTTCTTTTCTTCCAATTACCAATAGTACCCATGTTATTTTCTATCAAGATACCACGTTGCCTAGACCACGTTTCCATATCTTTAACACGCTGCGCTTTTGCTTCAAATGCTTTACCACTCTTCTTCGGCATAGCCTTGATCTCATTCCTTAAACTAATTATTTCATCAGCTATAGCTCTATCGTAAGTATACTTATCGCTTTTCTCAATAAATTTTCCATCTACAAATTCTTCTCTTACACTTACTGGATCTATTTTTTCTTTATATTTTTCATATATCCCATCAAAATCAACCCTTGTTTTTACATCTTCTATAGTCTCAACTGCTTTCTTATTAACATCAGAATGTTTAACATTTTTATTTATTGCATCAATCTTCTTGTTAATCTTTTGTATCTTTCCTTTATTCTCTTCTCTTTCCTTATCGCTACCAGCCATTAAAATAGTTTTTTGATTTTGCAATTTAGTTCTTGCTACTTTCAAATCTCCAGATCCTAATGATCTTCCAGTTTTGCTATCAACAACTTCCATAGCTGTCGTTGTATGTCCTGTCTCTTGCCAATCTATAACCTTATCCAACTCACCCATTAACTCTTCTGTTTTACCAGCTTTTCCTTTACCTACAGATTCCAAGTAATCGTTAAACCATCTAACAACATCTTTTTCTTTTGTTAAATCATATTTATGCCCAGCTTCTTTACCAATGCTTCTAATCCAACCACCAAGTCTTGCGTAGGCATTTGAATCTTTTAATTTATTATAATTAGCTTTATCTGCTAAATTTTCTTTTATATAGCTAAATAACTCCCACTCTTTTATTCTTTGATTATTAATCTCATGCCCAGCATCATAACCCTCTTCTTTCATTGCTTCAGCTAACGTAAAGTTTCTTCCTGTCTTTGGATTAAAAGATTCTATTTCAATTTGCTCAGCTATCTTATTTAATTTCCCTAGAAAATCTCCTTTAAACCTAGCGTTTTCAGTAAAGTTTCTAAATGTAAATTCATGGCCTAGTTCATGGGGTGCTATACCTGGAGAATATTTTTCAGCGTTTACCCTTATCTTTCGCTTATTAGGATTTTTAGGATCAATTTTCCATTCAGCATTATTTCCCATTGGTTTCTCACCAAATTTTAATTTGTCATTGTGTACAACATCAACTTCTAAAGTAATCCCTTGTTCTTTAGCTTGTTTTATATATGGATCAAAATCATTAGCAACTTTTTTATCTGCGGTTAAAGGATTTAAATAACCTTGAGCACGTTGAACTTGCTGTATTCTACCAGTCATATTACTGTGAACCTCTAAGTGTTTATTGTACTCTGCTAATCCTTTGTCTCCTAAATTCTCTGTTATAGCTTGTTGAGATTTTTTACTCCAAAACCCGTTATCTTTTATTACCTTCTCGAGATTTAAACCTTTACCTTTTGCTGTTTGTATCGCTAAGTTAACTTGCCCTTGTGCTAATCCCCAAGCTTTTCTTTTTGTACTTTTTAATCCGTTGTATGTTTTTAAATCAGCAAATCCTTTAAAACTTCCCATACCCATAGCCCATCCAAAAATTCCATTCTCAATCACCCTTTTTTCTATATCATTATATTTGCCATAATGACCATTAATAAAAGTAGAATATTCTTCGGATCCTCTAGCGTGATTAACAAGAGCAGAAAAATTATCTGCTACTTCTACAGATGTTGCAAATGATGCTGGGGTATATAAAAACTTTTGATATAACGTACTAGATAATGGACTCCAACTTTCAAACAATCTAGCTGCTGGTTGCATAATTTTACCCATTCCACCAAAAGCAGCTCCAATAACATAACCTTGTTTATCACCAGCCACCCGTTCGTGAACAATACCCATTTTTATACCTTCCATACCCATAGCACCAACTATACCACCTGCTTTGTTAAAAAAGCTCGGTACTACTTTTATATTATTAGCTTTAACATACGCGTTGAGGGCTTTGCTACCAGTTAATCCTGTACCCATTTTCGTACTGTAATCTACAGCTCTAGCGGTTATCCTAGGTTTAGATAACACTCTACCAGCATACATATATTTTGAAGAATTTAAAAAACTTAACCATTTTTGTGAGTTCTTAAGCATTAAAGCTTGCCCACCGATTATATCCATAGCGCCTGATCCAAAACCTGTTCTTATATATTTTCCTCCTTTCAAAATTTGTCCTCCTCCACCCAAAGCAAATAATTCGGTTAAAAATCTAGCGCTACCACCAGCTGTTTCAGCTACAGTTTCCCAACCTTTACCTTCAATGTATTTATCTTCTTCTTCGTTTAGACGCCATCCCATTTCAGAATATAAGTCTCCTTTTTTTCTTCTAATATCTATATCTGTATGTTTAGGTTTGGATGCTCCTGTACGCACTGCTTTCCAATTATCATCTTTCAAACTAGCCCATTCCCCTCGTAAATTAGCCTGAGCAAATTTGGCAGCACCAAGTTTTGAGCCACTAAAAAACCAAGGCGCAAATGATTCTGCAGCTCTATCAAGAAATAACGAACCGGCTTTCTGGTCATCATCTAAAACACCCTCATTAAGAAGTAGCATTCTTCTTAGCGCCTCATGGTCTTCATTGTAATCAACCATATCAGCTTGATATCTTTGTATTTTTTGCGCCCAATCTTCTTTTGCTTTTTCTATACGTGCTTTATATACTTGTTCAGATTCACCTTTCTTTCTTCTAGCTTCTTCTATAGGCAATATGTCTTTATAGTCCATAGAGTGTGCCTCCACCATATCTCTAAAAGATTTTTTAACCGTCATCTTTTTACCTCCAACGTCAAGTCCTAAACCTGAGAAACCTCTTGTGGTAACTTGATATTCACCTACTTCATCTAAATCATTATTTAACGATGTTAGTGCTAGTGCGCTTCTTTCATATTCATCTTTTAGTTGAGCATACTCATATCCTTGGTACTCTTCTTGTTTACCATAAATATCCATTTCAACTACATTTCTCTCACCCTCTGCCTCTCTTAATGCTCTTCCTTCTTCATCGTCTGCGGCTAATATTTGTCTACCCGTACGTAAATCTATAAGATAATTTGGTTTATTTGTCTTCTTTTTTAAGGCTTCAAAATTCGTATATTCTTTAAGTCTATCTTGTTCACTTAAATTACCCTGCATTATCTTTTCCCACGAATTTGCTATTAAAAGATTATCACCCGTAAATGTTTTTATATCTGTTTTTCTATAGTTATTTTGCCAATCGTAATAATTTTTATGATGTTTACCAAATAAATTATAATCTTGAATAGTTTTAGCGGAATGTATATTAAATTGATCTTTCTTTTCTTCTTCTAATTTTAAATTAAAAACACCATCTATTGCGTTATTTATCTCTTCATTATTTAAACTATTATACTTTGAACGAATATCTCCGCTAAGTAATCCAAAACCACCAAGATTCGCATGCATATATTTTTTTAAGTACTGTTCCGGATGCTCTCCTGATAACTCTAGATTTTGTAAAGTTTTTTTATCTTTTAATATGTGATTTAATTTCATCTGTGGATCCAAAAACATCGCGTTTAGTTCTTTGTTTAATGCTTTTGTTTCCTTTGATTTTTTGGCATTTATTTCTTTTAATTCTTTCTGTTTATCTGTTTCCTCCTCTTCATCAACTATACCTTCTTTTTGTGCTACCTCATCCCAACTAACACCCCCAATAGTTTTACTCTCATCTTCTTCAACTATATTTTCAAACTCATCTTGTGTAACATTTTCATTTTCCTTTGCGTCCTCTACAATATTTTGACTTTGATCTTTGTTGAGTTGAACTACATTCTTAGTAGAAGGATTTATACCTTTTAAAATATTATCAGTTACAGATTCTTTTGGCGATAAATTAAAATTTAAAGCAACTTTCTTTTTACTATCTTCTTCTAATTTCTTTTTTAACCAATCTTTATGTTCAGACGTGCCTTTTTCACCCTCCCACACATCTGCAGTGTCAGGATTATCTACCAATACATTTTGTTTTAATGGAGATGATTTCTTTAACATACTATTACGCGTTAGGAATTTGTGGTTGCGCTTCTTTTATAGCGTCTTCTTGTTCTTTCTTTTGTTTCGCAATTTTAGCATCTGTCATACCTGTTGAATGTACTTCACCATCGAAAGTAAATTCTTTTCTACCTTCTTTAGCAGCTTCAGCTTTGTCTTTTTTAAATCTTTCTTTTATTAATTCATTCTGCTTTAACCTCATTAAATCTAATTTACCCTCTTCATAACCCATACCTTTCCACCAAGCATTTTCAACCTTATAGGTATAATATTCTTTCACAAGGGTTCTCAGTAATTTTATATCGAAGAAAGGACTATCTTGATTACAGATAGCATCGACTAATCTTAATCTATCTAAATCATCTATTTGATCATGCCAATAATTTTTATCACCTTTTCCTAAAGGTTGATTAAATTCCATCTTATCAAAATCAAAACCACCATAATTAAGGTTTTCAATATTTGGGTGTTCATATAGATGACGTCTGAATGTACTTCCATCTTCTAATATATCATCATCCCAAGCAAACTGAAGAACTAATTGATCTTGTTCTTTTGAAGCTGTACCATCGTTATTACCAAACAATGTATTTATTTTATAATTTATATTACCTAAAGGAGGTTTAACAGCTGCTTTATCTTGTCTAGCTTGTGTAGCGTCTTCGTTTGTTTGGTTTAAATAAGCTAAGTATTCAATAGCTTTTAAATTACTTTTTATAAATATATCTTTGTTTCCATCAATAACACTTACAAAACAAACGTTACCATAAAAATCAAATACTATAGCATAATAACCACCTTCTTTTATTATATTACCATAATAATCTACTCTACCTAATTTTACGTCTTCTTTCTCAGCAAGTGAAATAACTAGATCAGGATTTTTACAATAAATTTGAGTTCCAAAACTAATTTGTTGTTGAGAATTTCCTTTAGACATTTGACTTTCGGTTTCAAAATGATCTTCAAAAAACTCTTGCATGTTATCTTTTATAACTTGCACGGTTTGTTCCATAGTAGCTAAACGAGTCATAATTTCTTTTTCTGCCGCTTTGTCATTATTTTTTAAAGCTGTATATAATTCTTCTTGCCAAGCTTTAACTTGCCTCATATATATATCTATATATTCTGGACCTAATGTAAATGGACTTCCTGTATCATGGATTTTTCGTTGATTATCTCTTAACAATTGATCTTGATACTTTCTGTCTTGCATAGATTGTGGTTCAACCATTTTAATATCTAATTGCAATTCTTCCCAGTTCTTTCTTCTTTGAGCTTCAGCTAATATATCCATACCAGCATCAGTAATAGCTTTTTGTTTTGCTAAATGTTCTTGTGGCGTTGCTCCTAACGCTCCTCCTTGATCTAATTGTTTTAGTGGAGACGGAGTTTTTAGTTTTTTCATATCAATATCGATTAAATTATAATTAACTTTATAGTGTTTGTCATCTAAAATAACAGCATCTTCTCTACCAAGTTTAAGTAGATCTTGTGCTAGTGTACCAGTATAAGTTGAGTTTTTACCTTTATATTTAAACATATATGTAGGTATACCAGAATCAGAATATCCTAATTTATATATATCTTCTTTTAATCTTTCATCACTACCTATGAATGATCCAGCAATATTTCCAATGCTACTAATACCATCCCACATTTGTTTATCGCCAGCTTTTTTATCCGCTTTGTGTCCAGCAACTTCTCTAGCTTGTTGTCCCATTAAGGTTTCACTTTTTCTCATACCTTGTTCTGCTGACCACATTTGTCCTTTGCCTTTTAACGTTTGCACATCCATTGCGCCTTGGGCTTCTGCCATTTGTAATTTAGAGGCCTCTGTCATTTCCGCCATTTGTAATTTAGATGCTTCACCTAATCTTGCAGATTGCAATGCTTCGTCTGCGCTTAATACAGTTTTTTGAATATCCATATCCGCTTGATTAGCTTGTGTATCTAATCTACTTTGTTCACCAGCTTGTGCCATAGCTATTCTACTACCCTCACCAGCTGTTGCCATAGATATTTTTTGACTTGCATCAGCTGCTAATTTTTGATTAGCCGCTTCTTGAGAACCAATAGATGCTGAAGCTTTTTGAGCTTGCAAAGCTCCTTGGTTTGCCATTGATTGTGCTAATGCAGCAATACCAGAACCACCAGCGGCACCTTGCATTTGAGACATAATATTAGCTTGTTGTTGTTGATTTTGTTGGGCTTCAAATTCTGCTTGCTGAGTATTAACCGTAATATCTTCAAAGGCATTTTCCATACCTTCGTATTGGTTTTTCATGCCTTCATAAGCATTCTTTTGTCCAGCAAATTTATTTTCCATTTTACCAGCATAGACATTTTCTGCTCCTTCGTATACATTTTCAGCGTCAGCAAATTTATTATCTAAACCTTCAAAAGCATTTTTAGCATCTTTAAATGGATTAGAAGTATCTATATTCTTATAATCATTTTGCATTTGCTTTAGCTTTTCCCTTGCCGCCGCCTCTTTTTTCTTTGCTTTTCTTTTTTTAGACGCACCGCTAATACCTTTAGCTATTGCTACACCACCGGCTACTACTAATGCTGCTGTTACTGCTCCCATATTATAAATTTTTTGTTATTTCGTGAGATGAATTATCATCTACGTGCCATCCCATTTTTCTGTGTGTTTCAATTAAACTTTTGGTTCTACCTATAGTAAACATATGCTTATATCCCCAATCCCTACACATGTTCTCAGCTTCTTTTATTAATAATTCTATAGCTGTTTTTCTATCATCTTCTCTATAATCCGGATCTGAAACAACCCACTCAAACAATACAGCGTCGGAATTTGTTTGATATAAAAATCCAGCGACTATAGGTTTATTATTTTTTTCTATCATAAGCCCACCTGTACCATCATCTGGTAAAAACCCTTTAGCGGGATTCTCCCAATTAGGCCAAGCTTTCCACCAAGATAATAAAGTGTCCCAATCATCCTTTCTAAGATGTCTTGTAATAAGTGTGTCTTTTACCTGAGACCTAATCTCTTTTATCTTTTCTAATAATTCTTTTTCCATGATTTTATTTTATTTAATTAGTAATTATATAATCACATATTTTATTGATTATCTACTACTATCAGTATAACCTACAGCCGTAGCAAATATTTCAGATTTTAATGTAGAGTAATTTCTATATTCAACTTCCAAAAAATATCCTACAATACCAGAGTAATTTCCCCTTCTATCTTTACTAAATAATAGATACTTGTTACCCAAATCTAAATTGCTAGGCATGTTAGAAGTAGGTACTTTAACGTCAATAGTATCATTATTTCTATTAACGTGCGTTACTTCACCTAATTTTTTTGTTTTTGTATTCAAAGTGCTATTAGGATGATTTTTACCTGCTTGAGCATTATGGGTTCTACAATAATAAATAGTATCTCCTTTTTGTAAAGAAATATTTATTGACGATTGAAGAGATAAAATTCGTGTTGGCATAGTTTAAAATTTATTATATTGATACTAATGTCAAAAAGTTGTTTAAATTTAATTCTGGGTTTATATCAGAAGTTCCAAAAAATCCATTAGTGATTATTAACTTTATTTGAACCTTACTATAAACCGTAACAAATCCTCCAACATAATCGGCAGCAGATATATTAACACTATCTGCTGTTGGTGACACAGATATTTCTACGTTATTTAATTCCCATCCACCCAAATCTGATATATTATCCGCATCTGTGAGTATTTCATCTCCAGCATTATCATATTCTTTAGGAAGAGGTGCGCTTTCATCAGTATAAGCAGAATCCCAATCTACAAAGGTTTTACTAGCATCAAATCTAGGTTGTCTATTAATTCCAATTGCTTTGTCATCAGCTACAGTTATAGTCCAAGTATAAGCAGTTGTTTCACCTTCGTAAAGTGTTATTGGATTATTTTCAAGCCAATCACTAATACTTGCATTTGTTATTCCACCACCTACCGCATAAGTTCCGTTTTCAACTCCACCTGTAATTTGAGCATCTGTCAATGTGTCCGCTTCCGACTCTAGCGCAGGTCTATGAACTACATAAGCAACACTGTCTTTTATGAGTTCAAGTGTCATAGTTGTTTCGGCTAAAACATCTTCATCAACTACAACAGGTACCGTCTCCGTTGTAAAACCTTCTTTATCTGTTGTTTTTACAGGTGCATTAGTAAGTATTCTTGTACTTATAGTGTTAGCCGTAGTGCTTGCTGGTATTTTTACAAAAGCATTAAACGTACCATATCCAACCCCCGGTGTAGATTTGGGAATTGTACCTGTTAAAAAACTAGTTTCACTTTTAAATCCACCACCTTTAAAGTCGTAAATATTTTTATTAGTATCTTGTACTAACACTTTAAATTTAGTACCAGGAACTCCATTTACAGTTATTTTTTTTATACCACCTTCTAATCCTATTGTTCTACCATAATCAACATTATATATTTTATAATCTTCTTCTGTCGTAGCAACAACTTCTTTTCTATTTACCTCGACCTCTTTTGATGTTGCTCTAAACGTTATTACATTTGATGGTTCGCTAACTGGATTTTCTTTTGGAAAATTATAAGAAATATTAAATATTTTCTTTATTATATAATTATTATCGTTTGTAAATGTATTAATAGAAACTTTATATTTACTATTATTACCACTTATATCATATGTTGGCTCTTGTTCAAAATAAAATCCATTAGGAACTAAAAATGTTTTTGATAACACTTGCTGAAGACCTCCATTGCTTGTTATTTTGTAAGTAATAGAATTACTTGAAGTGTTAGTAGATAGTGTTGTTCCGCTAGAAGATGTAGATTCTAAAACGTTATTATCGCGTGTAGTAATACTTGTGATTTCTAATGTGTTGTCTACGCGCTTTAGTCTACCGCTAATTGGTAAATAAATATTTGTAATTTCAGATGTTATTGGTTGTTCACTAAATACAATCTTTACTAAAACGTTTTTGCCAATGTTGCTATAAGACATACTAGATATTAAATCATGTAACACTCCGTGAGTAAAATCTGTTGCGTCAATAACATAATTAGGTTTAGGTTGAATAATTAATTCTACACTTTCTTTTACAGGTTTGCCAATAGTAACCGCTATAGATTTGGGTTCTATTATATAGTTAACAGTTGTAGTATTAGATCTTAATATTAATTTTGCCATTTTATTTATTTAAATTATCCACCCTAATCCTTGTGCTGAAAATTCTTTAGAATCAAATTCATCACCAGAATTAGCGTCTTCATCTCCACGAATATAATTATACCATTTATTTTCTTTATCTAAAAACTCTTGTAAAGCTCCTTCTTGCATATCTGTAAACAAGTTCTCTACATACCATCCTTCTTTATCCCAATTGTCAATATATTTTTCAAATTGAAAAGCAGTTCCTGTAAGTATAGGTCCATCATGTAGTTCGTATTCATTAGAGTGCATTCCTGTATTACTTGACACTTTGGCTTGGTCTCCTTCGTAATTTAATGTTTTATAATTTTTAACACTTCCTGGATCATCATTAAATAAAACTTTTAACATAGAATAATGTGGAGGTATTATATCACTTAAATTACCTTGATAAAATACATTTCTAGGCATAGTAAATGTCAACTCATCATTTGTAGAAATAAAAATGTTATTACTAGTTTGGATTCTATTAGTGTTATTATCCACGCTTTCTACAACTGTACCATAAGGTATTCCGTTACCTTCGATATTCATTCCAATCAAAATTTCACCAATATTTGAATTTGCAAATGATATTTCATTATCATTATAAACAGGAGAAGTAGCATACTTTCCTTCTGTAATCAAATCTAAATTATGTTGATATAACTGAGCAATACTGTCAAAAGGTAAATAATAATCAATACCCCAAGTATCTGTAATATTATTAAGAGGTGTATTATTACCTATAGAAAATATTTTATTATAAGGAGCTGTATAATATACATTTTTATAACTTATACCTCCTTGATGTAAAAATGATTTGAAACTTTCCCATCCTCTTTTTTGCTCTGAATAACTTAAAGTATAAGCTTTAGGTGTTTTAGTTTTATTATCAACTGTCTCTAAAGTAATATTATAATGCTTTTTATTATCGTTATAGCTTCCAATAATATTGTTTGCTTCTTTAAAATTATCTTTAAACCAATCTTTCATGCCATAATCAGATATTGGTGTTAATCCATCTCTTGATAATCTTAATACTGCTCCTCTAGTTTTATCAGTAAAATATACTCTATAAGATTCACTAGCAAAAGATTCTGGATTTTTAGATATACCGTATTCACCTACAAAAGGAACTGTTTGACCAAGAACTCTATTTGTGGCTGTTAAATTCGTGTTCCCGCCAGCATTGAATAAAGCGTCTTTATTAGCTAATATTTTGAATACTTTATTTTCACAAAACGTAACAAGATCTGTATCTCTAGCGAATAGTTTTTGAATAGTACCATTTATTGGATTTATATCTTTTGTTATTGGTTCTGCTTGAATAAATTGATTTAATCTATTTACACCACTTGTAGAATTATAAATTCCAGAAAATATTAAACTAGAACCACGTCTTTCTTCCATGTATTTTTCTGCTAAAGGCATAGAAGCTTTTACACCTTTATCTATAGTAACAGCGTTATAATCGTCTTTAATCCTGTTTGATTCTACGCCGTTAGAATATGTGTAGCAATTGAAATAAGGTAAAGTATGTTTTGCACCCCAATGTAAATCTCTTTTTAATTTTGCTCTAAAAATATCTATGGATTCTGCTACTGTTACTATAATATATTCTTTATCTTTTTTGCCTCCGTAAAAAGCACCTTCTCCATCCCAAGATATTTTTAACATATCACTTGGCGCTAATTCTATCGGAGTACTACCTGCGTATTTTAAAGGTTGATCAAAATAAATGGTTTCTCCTTGTATAGCTACTAATACTGCTACTCCACTCCCTGTTGGATACGCCTCTATGATTGCTCCGACGGGTATTATCTCTTCTCCTCTCCATCCGTAATCATGTAAGTAAGATTGGGTTTCTAAAGTAGTGTTTGGATCCCAATGATAATCTATTGAATCTGGTGTAAGTCTATCACTTCTCCATCTTCTTAGATTAATAGGGTATGTAGGACTAGCAGCATAATAAATATCTAACCCAACATCTTCCATTGGTTCTGTTTCCCATATGGCTGGATTATTACTAAAAGTATCCTCAACATCCTCTCCCCTATATGGCGTTACTATTTCTATATAAGTACCGTTTAATCCTGCTTCGTGTAGTCCAAAGTGTTGACCAGTTCCTAAGTTAGTCGCTAATTTACTTTGATTAGTTGTTGGAGCTGTAACACTTTCATAGTTCCAATAACTACTTAAATTGTAAAAAGCAACAGGTTCTACCGTACCACCATCTTTTTCAGCTGGATGATAACCACCTTTCCAATGAGAAGGTGCTGCTTGAGTTCCGTTTCCAGACCAATAAACTTTTGGCCCCATTTCTATATTACAATCACCATTACCATCAACATGTTTTGTTAATGGGTGAAATCCACTATTACCATTAACAACATCTCCTATAATTTTATCTAAAGTTAAGGTTATTCTTAACCTATAATTATATAGAGACCCACCAGTTAAAACCTCGTGTACTTTTGCATAATCTGTAAAAATATCAGATATAAAAGCTTGTTTACCAGCTACGCCTCCGTGTCCTCCTAAATATGTTGGGCCAAAAGGTGGTAATAAACCCTCACCTATTCCTGCTCCACCCACCGTAGTACCATCTTTTTCCCAGCCCCAAGTACCTCTAGGTGCTTCATAATTATATATTAACTCTGGTTCTGATGCTGACGTAATAGTATATATTACTTCGTCTGGATCAGATCTAAATCTAAATTGAGTACCTACAGTTGCTAAAGCTTCAGCAAAAGGAATTTCATTTTCTTGATGGGTTATCATTTCGTGACTTCTATGTCTATGATCTTTTTGGCCTATTCCGTAAAAAGAAATATGCATTTTTGTAACACCATCTTCCTCCCATATACCATTACCTGAATATCCTTTAGCGGCTCCAACTTTATCAAAGAACCAACGCTCTGTAGAGGCGTGTCCCGGAGGCCAAGTGCTAGATACTAAATTTCGGCCGTAATATAGCATTCTCCAATTATGTCTTAACTTTTGTATAGTGTCTTTACTCCATTCAGATGCATTTTGATCATCAGTAATAGCAAGACCTGCTGATGGATTTCCTATATATGTATCCCAATTGCTGCTTCTGTTGTTATAAAGATCTCTTTGATCACCCCATATAGCAGGAATTTGATATGGATTAGCTGGCGGAATTTCTTTCATACAAGCAGCGTTAGGAACACCTCCATGATTTATAATAAGTAATCCCGCGTTCCAATTAGCTCCATGTTGTATATGCGGTCCACCAGAAGGACCACCAAAACTCGTAGTCCCTCCCGTATCCCAAGTTGTGCCAGGTACCCAACTTGTATCTATTGTTGTATTTGGTGCCCAGTGATCAGGCGCAAATGATGGCCAACCGTAATTGTTTTGGGCTACTACAGGCCATTTAGGAACTATATTTCCATCACCATAAGCGTATCCTTGATATGTACTGGCGTACGTTGGAAATATTGAATTAGAACTATATACGCTACTAGCATGCCAGCTTGGTCCAGTAGGCCAGTTATATGGATCTGTGGGATAGGATTGAGCACTTTGATCTGATATCGAACCACCATTACCATGTATTGGGAAAATACCTGTAAACGTTGCATTGCCTACAGTAGAACTAAAACTACTTACTTCATGTTTTCTATGGCCAAATGGAAATTCGTATCCTCCGTGGTGATCTTTCCAAAAAGGATGAGTACCTGTTTGAGCAATTTGGGGATCTGCAAAAGGAGGACCAGCATTATTATCTTCTGCGGGATCAAACGCCGGAGGTAAATAATTATAATTTACATTAAGAGAATCTAAATATGTATCAGCACAATCTATACACCCTTGATACCAACGACCTTTAGTTGCTTGCGCATCACCAACCGTTCCACTTTTATCTGTTCTCCAATCTTGTACACCGGGATGTGCAAAACATAAATACTTAATTTCTTTAGCCATCAAAACTTGGTATTTTTCTGAAGTCTTGGCTTGTGGTTCTATTATATTCGTTGTTGCAACGGAATCTCTATGTATTTTTACAAAAAATCTTCCTTCAAAACGCGCGTTGTCCCGTCTTGTTTTTGTTCTAGCTTCTAAAGATAATCCTCTAGCTAAAGACAAATCATCTTTTGGTTCACAAAACGCCATGTCTTGTCCCATTAATTTTTCTAATGATATTCTAACTAATTGTTCTGCTTGACCTGGTACTTCTATTTCCTGTTCCACGTCTACTCCATTAACCTCAGTAGTTTCTGTATATGTTTCCGCAGGAGCGCCAATATAATTAACATTAGCAACTCCATACCAATTTGATTTATTAATAGAACTACTACTCCAAGCATTATAAGAGGAAGGAGTAGATTCGCTTTGTACCATTCTAACCTCAGCGTTATCTTTTGAAGTTAATCCAGCTAATATAGATTGATCAAAATATTCAGCATAAATATCTAAATATAATCTATCTGGTAATGGTAATCCTGTTGAGTGAAACATACCAGAATCCCATCCGCCAACTCTATCTCCCACGCCCCACCCAGGTGGAGGTAACATCATAGGTATTACACCCCAATATTGTGTTTCTTCTTTTATAAATAATGGTGCGTTGTTTTTTATATCTAAAATTTTATACTTAGCATCAAAGTCTACAGGTTTGTCATTTCCATGTTGCTTTTTTAATATTATTGTTCCACCTTCTTTTACTTTATTTCTTTCAGAAGAAGGAAAAGACAACCATATTCCACCGTCTTCCGCGTCATACCATCTATCCATAGATAAATTATAATATTCGTTAGACGTTTCTTTTATATAAAAAGTATAAGATTCAGCCCAATCAGGTGATGGTGATTGCATCTCAACTGCAAGTCTGCTCGAAAGTTTAGCAGAAGACTTCTCTATTTTTATTGATCCACTTTTATTAGTTAATACAGGTGTCTCTCTACCATATCTATCTCTGTAAACAATACCTAATTGATATGTACGCATTGACTTAAGAGACTTCATAGGATACTTAGGTTGATTGGTAAATCCACCTCGTGAAGTAGTTAAAGCGCTCGCTACGTAAGTTGCTGCGTCTGTAGAATGATCTACTTCGTTTACAGAAACTAAAAAAGCAGGTTCTATATAATCATCTTTATCGTCAAATAAATTATAATTTTGTAAATAATTAGCATAAATTAATCTATTAGCTGTTATCTCTTGTCCTAACGCTACTCTAGGTACATTGTCCCAAGGACGTAACATTTGATTAGATGGTACAACCTTATGTATCAATTCAGTAGTAATTGTATAATTTCCTAAATGTGTACCTGTTCCGGGTTTATTCTGAGCAAGTCCTATATCTGGATTTTTTCCAATTTCAAATGTTTCTACAGTATAAACGTTAGGTGAATTAGATTCTTTGTATAATAAATCTATTTCAACTACATCTCTAGGAATATTTTTAGGTCTCCAGTTTAATATTTTTAATGATCTTAAATTGTTTATCATTCCAAGATTATATCCTTTTTTAGGTAAATAATCAAATTTACCTGGAATAAAAGCTATTTCAGACCAAGGGCTAAATACAGAGTATTCTCCATCTTCATATCTATATCGATAAGCAAATCTAGGAAATTTAAATTCAAATATAGGATCTTTTTTAATTACAGATAGATTATATATTTGATTTCCGTTTAGAGTTAGTGGAAAATTAAAAGGTGTAGATGTTAATGTTATAACTGCACCACTTGCTATCCAACCGGAGCCTTGTTGTGATGGGTGAGTTGCTACTATTTTTACGTAACCTCGAACAGAAGCTGTTTGTGTAACACCCAGACTATTTGTGTAATTATGTTTTATAACAACTTTATAACCTTCCTCTAAATCTATAGAACGAGGTCCTCCAGTAAAATCAATGTGTATAAATATATCATCATCAACCATCTTTAGTTCTTTGTTTGAATTATAAAAACAAGACAATGCATTCCCTCCACCAATAGGAGTATTTTGAACAACAGAATTATTACCACTGTTATATCTAAACTGCATGTTTGAACTATAAAGATCTTCGCTCAGCACTATGTTTCCTGATACATTTGTATCTATGATTTCCTCATTATCTATATCCCACGAGTGCATTTCAAGACTAGGTGGCATTGTTGGACCACGTCTTATAACCGTTATATGCTGTTCTCTTACATATACTGGAGTACATGATTTATCAAATAAATCATTATAACTTGGTGGTACGATTGTATTGACAGTGGTGTTACTAGGTGTTACACTCGCTCCTCTAGTTGGATTTACTAAAGTACTATTATTTATATTTCCTGGTCCTGGCATATTCTAATTTGTTGTTTGATTTTCACCTCCACTAGTAGAGTTCTCTTCTCCTTCGTCAGCAATATTCATTAATTCCCCTGTTTGCGGACCCCCTAATTCGTGAACCATCATATGTAATGCATCTAAAGATATTGCATTTACCTGCATAAACTCCGCTAAACTACCCGGTGTTGCTCCAGGAGGTGGTGGAGGTGGAGGTGGTGGTCCTGGTGGGGGTGTAGTAGTAGTAGTAGTAACTAAAGGATTTACTACTAATGGACCTGCTGGAAGTGCTAACGGGGCGTTTGCTTGACTACAACAAGTGTTATAGTTCATGTTATCATGTTGACAATCGTATTCAGATGTATAAATACCATTCAAAGGATCTTTTTCACACGCACAAGCAGTCCAACTTGTGCAAATACAACTAGTGGGTTGTATTTCTACATCAAAAGTAAATGGAGCTTCTTGTTTAGAAAAAATAAATTCCTGCGTCATGTTATTGTAAACAGTGAAAACTTGTGGTTGAAACCAATCAGATTGTAGTACCCTTAATATATCTTCCCAAGCCCAACTCTCATCAATTTTTGGTGGTGGCCAACCTTTAATAATAACATTAGTATTCTGTGACGTTCCATATGCATTATACATATCATAGCTGTTTGTAAGTGTAATATTATCAGGTGGTGTTCCACCTAGATTTACACCCCATTCATATCCAGACGATTTATCTAATCTTAACATTACAGCTCCTTCTACTATTTCCCAACTACCATTTGAATTGCTTTCATCCGCTAATACTGCTACTTGAACTTTTTTAGTTATTGCACCAGATGTTAGAGGTAATTCATAATCACCAAACCCACGTGTTTGAAGTATTTCTAAGAAACTTGGACTTGATGTGTTCCAAGGAGAACCATATTGACTTGTGTGAGTTCCGCCATAACTCCAATTACACCCAGTCCAAGGAAGAGATATACCATCGTAAAAATATTCTAAAAATTTATCTTCAGGTCCGCCACCAATACAACTACCTAAATGTAAAGTTTCATCAAATAATTTTAAAAGATTATTTGCTGTTCCACTAGTAGCAGGAGATGTTGGTAAGAAATTTCCAATTGTAAGTTTATTTAATCTAATTTTTTTATCCCATGTACCACTAACGCCTGGATAAATACAGTCACCTTGTGTGCCGTAATAATTAGCATTACCCAGGGTACTAGAATATACGTACGAAGGGATTGATTGATTCCACCAGAACGAAGAAGCGTAATATCCTGCACTTGCTGGAGTTGATATAATTCCATCGACAAGAGCTTCAAACGCTTTGTGTGGAGCTGAAGTATAACTGGATAATGGTAAAAAGGTTAATTCATATAAAGAGTTTGAACAACCTTCATTTCCATAACCCGCCCCTGAACAACTCCATAAGAAGTTACAATTACCATCATCACAAGTAGCTAATGGATTATAGTTAGTTGCGAGTGGATCCATACATCCTGAAATACCAGTACAAGATCCATCTGGCCAACACGCATTAGGATCATAATTACAAGCAGTAGGATCCATACATCCTTCTACATAACAACAACATCCATCATCAACATTTGCTACGACTTGGGTTCCACTACAATCATGATTGTAATTTTTAGCATTTGGATCTGTACAACCATAAACTACTGCTATACACGAACCATCATCTACAGTAGCTGTAGGGTTGTAATTTGGTGCAATTGGGTCTGTACACCCAGGAATAGGACACTCTTTTTCAAACTTTATGCATTCAATAACCTCTTCTCCTAAACCTGTAACCTCATTTACATTTACAATTAGTCTTGTATGTTGATCGAAATGTTGGTATTTATACGTGGCAAAACCAGGTTGAGCTGGATTAATAAAATATTGACACCCTAATTTACTTCTTTTTATATTTATTTTTTTTGGTTCGGAATAATTATCTGTCCAGAAAATCATTCCATCCATAATATTTATACCTGTTATTTTTCTATCAGGATGAAAGTTTAATACTCTATCCGCAACAAAATACATGTCTTCTCCATCACATTCGTCATACAAATTATCAGGAAATTTTTTACTCATTCTTAAATTAGCAAAAGGTTTACCAGTACTTGGATTAGTGCTATAAGTAATTTCTTGAATAATTACGTCTTCCCGAATATTTCCTTGAGCATCAGGAATAACTATTGCCATAAAAGGTCTTAATTGAGCAAAATTTTCATAAACACTAACCCACCATTGCCCACATTCGCTCTCCCAATAACCACTACATTTAGTTCGGACTTTATATATATCAATTAATACAGGCGCTTCTTTTTCATCCCAATTGTCTTTAAGTGATTTTGTAGTATCGTATTCTATTATCCTATCCATCCAAACACCAGCGCTATTACACTCAGTGTTAATAAATCTATAAAGCATACCTGTTTCTTGATCAACAACAAACGCTATATGCCTATTTCCACCTAATCCACTTATATCGTAATACTTACCTTCAGGACCACCTATAGCTTCTGATAACTGTATATTACCTAATATGTTTTCAGCGGCGCCTACGTCTGATCCTTCAGATGTAGCTATCTCTATGTTTAAAGCTTCCCTATATAAACCGTTAGAGACCATTCTTTCATCAAGATCTTTCTCCATTCTTCCACCGGTAAAAGTGCGTTTGAACTCTGGCATATCTTAGTGTTTAATCCATTTATTTTTACCTCTAATTACTTGGGTAATTTCTTCAATTTTAATATTCGACAATCTTAATTTTGCTTTTCTTGTCTCTGCGTATCTTTCTTTTTTAAATCTAGCAACTATATATTCTGGGACATCAGCTCTAGCTGATAAACATCCATAAGCAATCCATTTATATATAGCTTCTTCAGCTAATTTAGGCACTAACATTTCTCCATCTGTACCTAATCCATCACTTATATATTTTAATATAATAGTTTTTCCAGATAAATTTGAACTAAAGTGTATTAATCCTTTAGCACAATCTATATACCAAGATCCATTAGTTTGAGCATATTGACCATCTAATCCGTATCTTTGCCCGGTATTTTGAAAATAATTATCAGCATCTACAGCTAAATTTGTAGTTGTTGATTGATCAATAGCAACTGAATTTCCACCTGAACTTTTATAATTATCCCAAGCATTTGAAGTTGGTGTAGTTGATTCAACCTCGTTTGTATACGAATTCCAAGTGCCAGCATTAGCAATTGCATCAGTTATACTATTGTTACTATTTCTTAATCGAGACCAACCAGAGTTATTACGTATTAACTGCCAAATCCCTGGGCTAACTGTAGTAAAATCCCAACCTGACCAATCTAATTGAGTACCACAATGATCTTCTGAATTAGAGTTTTGTAAACATAAACAATATTGATCAACATGACCAAACCATTTTTCCCAATACTCTTGTCTTTTAGCATTTGTATCAAATGAATTAGGATTAGCTATCATATATTGTTTTATATCAGTTGCTCCTGTATGTGTAGTTTCGTCAAGATCAGTAGTGAGAAAACTACAAGTTACATTGCTAGTGCATTCTAATTCTTGTGGTTTTAGTTCAGTTTTAGCATATTCATATGAACTAGAACTGTCACCACAATCATCACAATTATCACTATCTTGTTCTATAGAAAAAGGATTACTTGTTTTATTAGTAGGATATAATACATGCTCAATACCATTACTGTCAACAGATGTTAATTTAACATAGTTAACATAATCTTGTGGCAATGGCATTTTTAAGTTTGGACAAACTTCAATTTCTTGAGATTTACAAGATTTAAGCGTATCATAACTAAGTTCAGCTAATGCCCGGTGCGCATGAAAACTAACGTCCGCTTTTAATACCGCTCCTAATATTTTTCCTTCACCAACATATGTGGCTGTGAAGTTATCTATTACTTCATCTAAACTTAAATATTGATAATCACCGTAAGCGCTACCGGAATAATAAGTTTGTTGTGTTTGGTTTAAGTATCCTGGCATATTTATTTATTTTCTTGTTGTAAGTTTAATGATTCTTCTGCTGCGGCTGCTTGATATAAGGTTGGATCTTCAATAGATATACCAGCTAGTTTTAATATTTTAACAATAACATTTGATTGTTCACTTTCTATCAAATCTATATCTACGCTAGAATTAGGATCAAACATAGGGGCTTCGTTTACAATTATATATCCCCAATATGCTAAACCAGGTTTACCTGTTATTCTTTCGCAAGATAATCCAGACGTTATTTGACCGGTATTATCCCATGCTTGAATTGATCTATCACCGTCTTCAAAATAAACAGCATCTGTAAATCCTTTCTTATGCCATTTAGACGCTAATAAATCTTGTATTTCATCTGGGTTAATTAACTTTAACGTTCTACGTATACCACCTTGATTTAAAAATATTTTACCAATATGTCCATTCGGGAGTGCTCCACCACCTATACCATGACTTGCAGAATAAGTAATACCATTAACCCTTCTTATTTTCCTCATTAATTCAGTGACAGAATCTCCAACTTCATGCATTTGAGGTCTTCGTTCTCTAAACGCATTTAGATCATAAAAATACTGTTCAAAAATATCACTTTGCACTTGGTTAACAAATAAATTAAATTCTTGAGGGGTTAAATAACCTCTTTGTTCTTTATTGGCTAACGCTTGAACAGTTTGATATACTGTATCTATATTTATCATTATTTATTATTTTTATATGGAAACGCCTTGTTTAAAGCTTTTTTTCTTTTATTACAACCACAATCTTTTTTACCTACAGCTTTAGTCCCCATTTGCACTAAACTTTTAATTCCAGTTGCTTTTGTAAATTTTTCTATTGAATCGCCTAATCCTTGTGATTTCATAATATTGTTTTAAAAAAATAGCCACCCCTAAATAGAGTGGCTATTCTTTAGGGTTGTTACGAATTTAATCGTTTTTCTATATTGGAGTAAATCTCCATTCCTTCATCAGTTTTAAACCAATGTGCTAAAGCAGTGTATGGATGTTCGTCAAATGGAATAACCATTAACTTTCTACCATTACTACCCCATAAGAAATTCCTTTGATCAGAAGATAGTCTTAATATTCCAGCTTCTACAGCTCTAATACCAAAATTCCTTAACATCACATTCTCATCATCCGCAAGCTCTAAGAAGAGTTTAGGGTTGTTTCTAGCAAATACTAGTAAATCACGTCTAAGTTCCTTAGAACTCAACTTAGATACCTCAGAACCTTTCTCAACACGCATAATGGCTTCTGCCATATCAATATCTATGTTTCTTGCTGCTGTTAGCGCATCCACTTGCATTTCTAAAACATCTATTTCGTCAGCAGCTATTTTAGATGGTCTGAACTCTTCGTATATCTTATCTTTATGCGGGTGATATAAACTTAGTAACCTTTGTAAAGTTACCTTTTCTTTTTCTACAAATAAATTTCCAGATCTAAAAATAATATGTTCTAATCTTTGGTCACCTTTCATTTCATCTACAAACGGTGTTTTTTGATTTTGACAATATTTTAATTCTCTTTCATATCCTAATTCTTTGTCAAAGTAATATATGTTTGCAGATTTAATTGATCTAGAAAGTGGTCTTTTTCCACCTTTCAAAAGATACATTCGATCTTTAATTTCCCACTCATTAGATGGTACTTTTCTTTCTCTTACTTTTGGTTGTTCTACAACCGGAGCAGTTTCAACTGCTACTTCTTCTTGAACTTGAGGTTCTTCCACCTCAACTGTTTTTGTTTTCTTTGCCATAATATAATATATAATAAAATTAATAAAAATAAAAGGACCGAGGCCGAAACCTCGGTTCTTTTAAAGTATAAATGCTTATTTCAATAACATGAAATTGTTAGCACCTTGTGTAATCAAACATCTCTCTGATAACATGTGGATTTGCATTGCATCTAAAGCAGATGTAGCAGCTCCAACGGAACCAGTAACCCATGATTTCATTCGTCTATCATCAGTTTGTGAAGCTCTATAACGTACATGTAAGAAAGGACGTTTAAGATTCTTTCCTAATTGTTGGTCATAAACTGTTGATGTGCCAGCTGGAACCATAATTCCCCTAATTGCATTAGCAGCATCAGCAGAGTTTATACCACCTCTTGTAGCTTTGTCATTTAAGTATCTCATATCTGATTTGTAGAAATCGTAAGATCCACGTCTGAAACCAGAGAAACCTAAATTAAGCGCCATATCTTCTGAGTTGTTGAATACTCCATAAGAAGTACCACCAGCACCATAAGAATTCATAGAAGCTAACATGTCGTCCATTGCTAGTGAAGTAGCTCTGTTTACAAACATCATATTTTCTTCAATTGCACCTTGAGAATCAAACTCAGCTAAAATAGCGTCAAATTCAGCTAAATCAGTAGCACTATTAACACCAGTAATGCCAGAAGTTATATTACCTCTATCTTCGATAGCATCAAATAAACCTTGAGTACCTATAACATCACCAGTATCAGATCCATAAAGCAGTGTATCACCTACTATCTCAACTCCAGTTGAAGCATCTGACGTCTTCACACTCTCTAACATTGACATTTCTAAATAATCAGTGAAACGCGCTCTTGTATCAGATTCAGCTTTTAGATACCATAAGTATCCAGTACCACCACCTTCAGAAGTTACTTCAACCCAACCAATTCTAGAAACATCAGAACCTGATACCTCGTAGTAATCTTTTAAGATAATTGGTTTATTTGAAAAAGTCTGAAATGAAGGTTCGTTAGCACCTCTTGTATCAGTACCAGCCGCAGAATAACCCGTTGCAGGATTATAACTTTGACCTTTACCGTATTCAGAACCATAAACTAACACGGTAGTTGCTAAAGCAGATGTAGTACCAGTTAATGTAGCCGCTTTATAAGGAGCTACAGTAATTGTATCACTAGAAGCTACAACTGTAACTAAACATTTTACAATACCGTTAGTTGCATCAGACACAATAATAGTATCGTTTACTCTAATACCGTGATTAACTGGTGAACCACCAGAACCAGAAATACCATTAGTAGTGTCGGAGTTATTACCATCGATATCAGATTGAATTTGAATAGTAGTTGATGTTTTTACCTCACACTTGTAAGATAAATGTAGTCTACCTTGCTCTGACCAAACGACTTGATCAGCCGTCATAGACTCTTCAGCCCCAACTTGTGAAAGAAATCCAGATATAGTCCTAGGACCAAATACCTCAGCTTCTTTTTCCATTAGGTCTGGTACATATTGTTGGGACCATCCAGCGTTTGAGGATGATGCCAAATCTAGGTAATTTGTTTGTAACGCCTGCTGAATTGATGCAGGTACGCTATTCAAATTACCACCAGGATTCGAAATTGCCATAATTTTGTAATTTTAAATTGTTATTTTTGTTTAATTTTGAACTTGAAATCAGGAGTATTATCACCTAAAACTTTAACTTTAACGCCGTCTATGTTAGTATTTTCACCTAACTCCTGTCTTGGCGTCATGTTAATGTTTTTAGATTTTGCTACACTTTCTTTTAAAGCGTCAGCTTTACCTTGTTCGTAAAAGTGATTAGCAACCGCGTCAGCATTCATTGCTGTATATAAAGATTTATGGTAACCAGCTTCGTCTTTTATATTCTCATTTTTATCAAGAAACTTTCCGATAAAATTTCCAATATCACTTTGGGTTTCCATTACTTTACTAGCGTCATTAATATTAAACCTAAATCTTTTTTCACCGACATTATATTCAAAACCTTTGAATTGATCGCCGAAAAATCTATTAGTTTTATTTAAAAAATCTGCCTTAGCTGCTTTTTGTTGTTTTTCAACTTCTCCTGATTCTTTTGTGTAACTATCATAAAAACTAATAGCTTCTTGTTGCTCACTTGTGAGTTTCGATCCACTTTTAATTTCTTGATAATATTTGGATTTGTTCTCTTCCAATTGAGTTTTAGCGTTGGCAACTTGCTCTTTTAACGCTAATTTTTTTCTTTTTATATCTTTCTCATCATCTATATCTTCGTCATAAGAAAATTGATCTTCCATTAAAAAATCTATTTCTTCTGAACTTAAATGAGGTTTAGTTTGTTTGTAATGTTCTTGTAATAAAGTTTGATTATCCATTTTAGAATAATCTTTATTTAACTTTACGTAGTCGTTTAAATCACCACCTGTTTCTTGCATGAAGTTTACTAAATTCTGAATATTCTCAGGAAGAGGTTCTCCAGATTCTACAGATTGAGTTATAGCCTCTTCTACTTTCTCTGTTACGTTTTCAATCTTTTCTTCATCAGTAATTTCTTCTATAATAGATTGCTCAACATTTTCTTCTGTAGACTGTTCAACGTCCTCTTTTTTATCAATCGTTTCTTCAATAACCTTTTCTTGAACGTCCTCGGTTTTTGTAGTATCCACGGATTGTTCATCTTCTTCTATTTTTGGTGGGTTACTTAAATCAACTTTAGTTATTGTATCTTCAATAACTTCCGCTGGTTTTTTCATTTTTGCTTCCACCTTTGTAACGTCACCTTTAGGTTCGTTGGTAGTTTGTTCTACCTTTTCTTTTTTCTTTTTTGCCATAATATAATATAATAATAGTTAATAAATATTACTTAGGACCAAACGCTCCTAAGTTAAAACCACCTAAGGTATCATCACCTGCTGTTTCAAAGTTTTTAGGTGGTTTTTGATTTGCTCTTTGATCAATCAACTCTGATTGTTGAGTTGCTTGCATTTTTGTTCTTTGATCTTTACGATCTTCTTTTGACGCCTCTCCTTGAGAACGCATTCCAAGTTCCATTTGCTTCAATTGCATCTCTTGTTGAAACTCTTGCTGCGATAACGCTTGTTTAATAGATGCATCTTGTGCTAACAATTGAGATTTACCATCTGTTTTTATGCTTTCAAGTTTCATTTGTGTTTCAAGCATAGCTTGATTTTTGTTAATCTCTGCTTCAGCTGCCGCTTGCGAAGCTTCGGCTTGTGCTTTTCCTTGCGCTTCTGTTTGTTGCAATTGCATTTCTTGATCTGCTTCTCCTTTTTTCTTTCTACGAATTTTTAATAATTGGTTTGCTAATTTTACGTTCTTAAGCATCCGTAAATCTATAGCATCTTCTAACTCTATACTTTGTTGTGCTAATGCTGTTTGTATATTATTTTCCAACATCTCTTTCTCAAGTTCATCTGGTTCTAATTCTAAGAATATACCAAAATCATATAGATGTAGATTTGCCATTTCTTCTAACGTAGCTACATTATGTGATCCTATACTTTCTATAAAAGCATTTTTTGTCGGAGAATATTCTATGATATCAGATATTCTAAGTGATAGTTGTTCTGCAACTTCTTGTGTTAAAAACATACCTGATTGTAATATATGTCTTGTTGCTGTGTTAGAATTAGCCGCAGCCATTTTTTGTATACCAACTAATGATTTAGGATCAGGAGTTGACGCATCAGTTGCTTCGTTTAATCCTGTAGCATCTCTTATCATTTGTAAATAGTAATTATAAGTACCAATTAAACCTTGCACCTTTCCACTAGCACCAGCACCATTGTTTATTTCTTGAATAGGCACTTTCCCAGGATTACCATCTCCTTCTTGCGTGAGAGATCTTCCAACAATACTACCAGTTTGGAAAAACATGTTTAAAGCTTCTTGTGGGTTATAATTAGTTCCATTTCCTAGGTCAACTTCTGCTAGACCATCTACATCTAAAAATATACCATCAGGTGTCATTCTTGATAATACTTGTTGAATTTTTAAATGTGTTATTTGAATCATATCAGCAAAACCAATTATTCTACCAACTAATGATTCTATTCTTCCCTCATACATTCTAGGAGCAACAATAGCATAATTCATTTTAACTTTAGTGTAATCACTTTTAGGACGCATCATATTTTTTGCTTGTTCCCATTTGACCAACTTATTAGCACCTAGTATATAAGCACCTTCATATAAACATTCTATTGATTTAGATATTTTTTCAAAATCACCTTGCAACGCTTTGGGTGGATTAAAACTATCATCTTTTTGAATTGCTTTTTTTGCACCAGTACCAGTTTCTTTTACTTTAAAAACTTCGTTCATATAAGTTTTATAATTAAAGTACAGTATATCAACTTTATTGTTATCTGAATCTGGAGAAGAACTACCATGATAATTATTAAAAGTACCACCACTACTTTTTACTATCTCCTCTAGATCGTCTTCGTTAAGATAAGGAAATTGTTTTATAAGTTCATTTATAGGTATAGATTTAATTTCCCCAACATAATATATATCTTCAAAATAAGGAGATTCACTATATGAATAAACTAAGTTTGCAGGATCAACATAATCTATAACAACACCTTCTGATGTATTAAACAATGTTTTTACAGCACCTATCCCACAAGTCACTAAATCATAGTAAAATCTTTTTTTAGTTAACTCATATTGATTACCTTGCATTAGAGTAGCTATAGCTTGTTCTTCTGCTAATTCTATAGCTTGCTTGTAACTGATTTGCATGTGCAATGATAGTTCTTCTGGTGAAGCTGGTAAATGTTCATCTCCTTCACCGTAATTATTTTCTGAAACTGGTATAGCAAATTTTTCTGCGCAAAAATCGTTAAACTCTTTTAATCGCATATCCCTTTCTATACCTTGCATATATTCAGTTCGTCTTGTAACTCCGAAAGGATCTTGAGAAGTAGCTTTAACATCGTACAACCTTTCGGCTATACCATTTACTACTATATCTACAAATTTAGGAATAATTGGAACAGGTGTCCAATCTAAATTTAAATAGGACAAATCACCATTTATTGATAACTCATCCTTATATTTTTGTATTGACTGTTCGCCACGGGCGTATAATCTTAATTTGTGAAATTTTGAAGTTCCACTATGAAACCTACTATTTCCAGCTCCATGAGATTTATCAAACCATTCACGTTCAATTGCTTTTGCTACTTTCAACCCATAATCAAAACTCATCTTTTCTAAGTCACTAACAACTTGACTAGGAAAATGTCTATTTGTAACTGATTCAGCCATACTTAATTTTTAATTATTCTACTCATATTACCTTTTTGATTATATTTAGCAATATTTATATTTACTATTGGTCTTTCTATTTTTGCATTTGGCACATATAAATGTTTGTTACAAGCCATAACTGCTAAACCAGAACTTATAGTAGCGTCATATTTAGTTCTTTTTGTTATGTCAAACCTTGTCCAATCATTCAGCGTTCTATTAAAATACATATCACCAAATGTTCCATCTTGTTGCATACCTACGTGATCTTGAATATACATCTCGATCGCAGCAGCGTGTGCTTGCTTTATATCTTCACTGGAGTTAGGAATTCCTCCAACTTCTTTTTCTGCTACAGATAATTTATTCCATACTTTATCTGGTCTGTTCATACTAAATCCTCTATAACCTCTACGTCTTAAGTAATAAAGTAATCTAGGTTTATTATTCTCACAAAGTATTGGCATCCCATAAAAAACAATAGCCATTAACATGTCTTCAAAAAATATCTCTGCTGTTGGTGGCCTTGACAAATATTCTAAAAAGAAACTATTTGGAGGTGCGTTTTCCATAGAAAACTTAGTTAATCCATGTAACGCGCCTTTTGAGCCTTCACCATCAACAGTGCCAGATATATCATAACTATCACAACCAAAAGCTCCAATGTGTTCATTTCCGGGATATCGTACTCCATTTTTTAATATAACTTTATTTTGTAAATGTGTTTCTGGTGTCCAACTTATTTTGAATCTACCTTGTTGATCTGGATAAAATATAACTTGCGTATCTTTTACACCATTTACCCATTGGAAATTACCTTTTGTAACCCCAAGGGTTCTAGACATTTCTTCGTTATAATCTATTTGTTCATATATTTTAACTAAATTAAATATACTTCCTTTTGCTTCATCCCTAAACGCGTGTTCTGTTGTTTTAGGAAATTGGCGATAAAATTCATTTAATGCGTCATGATCACCTTTTAAACCATCGGCTTCATTTTGCCAATGCTCTATAATACCTATATCTATTAGTTCATTGTCGGGACCGAACACATCGTGGTTTGGTGTATCAAAAACTGGAATTCCGTGCTCATCAATAAATCCTTCGTAGTTCCACTCCATTGGGATAAACAGAGAATATAAACCAGACTTCGTTTGGCCATTTCTATTTCTCTTGGTGACATCTGATGCGTTATATAGTTTCTTAAAATTGTCTCCACCTTTATCTAATGCGTTTGAAGTTGAGCCCATCATACATTTACCAACAATCCTACTACCTAATCGTAAACATGTTTTTGTAACTCTCCAGTTATTTAATATATTGTCAGGTCTTTCCCACTTACCACTTTCATCGTGTACTAATAGATTTAGTTTTTCACCATCATAACTATTATCTCCTGTGTTCTTCCAATCAATAGTCGTATCTAAACCTTGTATATTCTCTAATTTTTCTTTAGATGTAATTTTTCTTCTTGTAAATTTGCTTGCTGGCACTCTATATGCTAATTCCGTTTTAGGTCGATCCATACCATCTTGGATCGGTTTAAAAAAGAATGGGTAGTTTATACTTATAGGTACTACTTTGTCAGTAAACATCTTCTTAGCATCTGCACCTGTTTTAGATAATACCCCATACCTACTATCACTCGCTAACGTAGCTAAATTAACTGCTTCTGCAGATGACATAAAAGAAAATCCTGAACGTCTGTTCTTTAGATAGCATATACCGTAACATCTTTTATCTGCTTTACAAGCTTCCCAAAATATATAAAACAATCTATTTGCCTCTCTAAAGTCTGGAGCACCAACATCAATTTTACTCCATTGCAAGTACATATAATGTGTACCTACTATATACATTGGTTTACCATTGTTTGTAAACCAAAAACCTTCATCCCTTCTTTTAAACTCTTTATCTATATAATCAAACCACTTTTCTTTATTTTCGTCTGGATATTCTCTCCAATCAAATATATT